TGGCTTGTCACCCCGTCGTTTTTTAAAACATGACTTTTGAAAACGAGCCAAAAACGCCAGAAACTGAACCGGCTGGTTCGGCGCGCAAAACAGGGCGACCCAAAAAAGAGCGCCCGCCTTTGGACGTTGAGGGAATCCCCGACGCAAACTTCGACGAGACGATTGCCAAGCATGAAAGCCTGGTCGTGCTTGCTCGCGAGAAGTACGAGCGGATGTTACGCGAAGGCGATGCCGAGGCTGGCCGCTATCAGGTCACGTATAACCAGAGTCTGAAGCAGGCTTGTGCGCTGCGTGAGGAACAAGAGCGCCGTGCAGAGGTTGCCCGCGAGACTATCCCGGCGATTGAAGCGCGCGAGGCGATGCTCCGTCTGGCTGGCCTGATCGTCGAGCGGCTTGACGCGCTAGGCTCTGAGTGCGGTGAGAACTGCAACCCGAAGGACCCGATTAAGTCCATCGGCGTCCTAACCGATTGGGCAAGAGACGCGCGCGAGAAAGTCGCCAGAGTGGCCGGAGTGTTTGAGGAACCAAAGGCATGAACGCCGAGGAGCTGTTCCAGGAGGGACTGACTGTCGTAAGGCCATCGGCCTTGAGCGACCCGGTCGCGTACTTGAAGGAGAACGTTAAGAAGATTCCCGCTGGGGTCTTCGACGGTGGCTACAACCCTAAGCGCTGGCCGTGGATTGGTGAGGCCGTGCGGATTTTTAACGCTCCGACGACAAGCCGGATGTTCATGCCCTGGGCAATCGGCTGCGGAAAGACGCTGACGCTGAAACTGATTGCGACTTACCTGATGGCGAACCGCCGGGCTAGTATGGCTATCTACCTCGACTCTCAGGACAAGGCCAAGGGGTTCACGCTTAACGAGCTGAGGCCCCTGTTTGAGCAGGTCCCCGATATCCGCTCGCAGATGAGCGCCGACGATAACGACAAGTCAGGGACGCTACGGTTTGCGGACGGCTGCTTGATTCACAACCGATCGGCTTCAACCGAGAAGCACCTGCAATCCCTGCACGTCCGGTACGTGCTCGGCTCGGAAATCTGGCAATGGCCTAACGGTGCAATCGCCATGAGCATGAGCCGACTGAAGGCGGCGGCGTTCGCATCGAAGGCGGTCTACGAAAGCCAGCCAGGGGATATCGAAGGACAAGGCGCTGAGTTCTGGAAGTTCTACCTGATGACCGACCAGAGGGAGTGGCACTTCGTCTGCCCGGTCGAGACGTGCCAGCATCGGCAGCCGTTCCTCTGGGATTACATTCGATTCCCCGAAGGTGCTAAGGGGATTGACGGCTGGGACCTTGAGGCCGTGCAGAACGGCACGACCTATGAGTGCTCGAAGTGCAAGGTCAGGCTTGAGGACAACGACGAGGTGCGGACGACCTGCAACGAGGTTGAGCGCGGCGCTGGGTTTGTGGCTACAGGCAGGGCCGAGAAGGCCGGGTATGTCGGGCTACACGTCAACGCTCTGGCTAGTACCAGCTGGGGGTCTTTGGCCGTGGACATGATCAAGGCTAAGGAGGTCGCTGAGCTGGGTGACCTGACGCCGAGGAAACTGTTTAAGACCCAGTACCTCGCCCAGCCCTGGTCAGACGATACCTCGTCAATGGTGGTAAGCACCGAGTCCTCGGATTACGCGATGGCAGACCCTTGGGAGGCCGTGGCCTACATTGGCCCACGCGGTCAAATCGTGGACAAGGCCGACGCCCCTGAAGGCTCGGTTAAGTTTTTGACTCAATCCGTAGACTGTCAAGGGGACCACTTCTGGGTCGTCCTGCGCCAGTGGAGTCGGACCGGGCACAGCCGTCTGGTCTGGTTCGGCAAGGTTAACAGCACCGACGGCCTGACGGATTGGAGCGGCTTAGACGCACTATCGGCCAAGCACGGCGTCCACCCGCAGCTTGTCATGGTAGACTCTGGTGACGGTAACTCCACGCAGGAAGTCTACAAGCAGTGCGCCGCGCGCGGCTGGCAGTGTGCCAAGGGTTCAGGCCAGGAGTATTTCAACGTCAAGACGAAGGCCGGTGACGCGGTGCGTCGCTTCTACAACACGCCGACGGCTATTCATGTGCCGGGGGTACGCAACCCCACGTCTCTGGTCGTGTGGTCGAATCTGAGCGGTAAGGATTTATTCTGGGGTACGCGCGCGCGAAAGGTGTTCACGTTTGCGCGTGATGCCCTGCCGGAGTATATCGCCCAGCTCGATTCGGAGGTGAGGGTAAAGGAAGCGGGTAAGCCTATCTGGCGACTACGCCAAGGGGTTAAGCACAACCACGCCCTAGACTGTGAGTTGCTTGGGATGCTCATCGCCGCGCGCTGGGGGCTGATCGGCAGGGACGAGCCTCAAACCTTACTTGCCCCCCAATAGTTATATGGCTCTAGGCATCTATGTCGGCGTTCCAGAGGAGACTTTGCTTGCCTACAAGGCACAGGCCCTAGCCGACCTTGGACTGGCTGTCACGTCGTACTCTGACTCCGGTACGAGTGTGAATAAACAATTTGGGCTTCCTCCCGCCACGCGGATTCTGGAAATCAATTACGCGCTCAGTCGCATATCGCCGACGCTCTATGGCGGTGCTCATACCTCTATCCAGGTAAACTGGGATAACCGCGTAGACCTCTAATGCCCCCCAAGAAATTAGCCAAGAAAACCAAGGCTCCTAAGAGTCAGCCTTCGGCATCCTACTCGCAGTTCGCAAGTACGACGCAGTCCGGCGCTCGCCGTATGCTGTTCATCGGCGGGGTGGCTGACCAGCGCACTGAGGTAAACTCTGCGACTCGGACGGCCATGATGGCGAAGTCACGCTGGGCTGTCCGTAATAGTCCCATCTACAAGCAGTGCGTGGACGAGGCTGTTTTAATCTCTGTTGGTGACGGCCTCATGGCTCAGTCCCTGGCTAAGAACCCCAACACCGCTGCGGCCTACGATAAGTATTTCCGCGACTGGTCTGTCCGTTGCGATCTGACCCGGCGCTACAATCTCGGCCAGCTACAGGCCATGTGGATGTCTGGTGCGATTATTGACGGTGACTCTTTCGGCATCTTGACCAACGACCCGCAGACCGGGGTTCCAGCCGTGCAGATTCTGGAAGCCCACCGCGTCGGAACTCCTCGCGATGCGTTCAATAACGCTAACGTTGACGGAGCCTATCTTGGAACCTTTGGTGAAATCACTGGCTGGAATGTATATGTTGGCGACGCCAGCAAGGACCGCTATGTCCCTGCCTCGGCCATGCTCCAGATTATGGAGTACGACCGCCCCTCAGCTGTGCGCGGTTACGCTGTGCTTCAATCCAGCCTGAACTCAGTCCAGGACCACCTAGAAGTCTTCTCCTTGGAGGTTCGCGCAGCCCGCACAGGGGCGGATCATACTCTAATTCTGAAAAAACAGGGTGGCGTTTTGCAAGACGACCCAGCCGCCAAGTTCTCTGGCGATGCTAACTCATGCGAGAAGATTGCCAGCCAGATGGGTGGCAAGATGCTGGTCGTCGATACCAACGAGGACCTGACCCAGTTGGCTCAGACTCGCCCCTCAGCTGCGTGGATGGGAATGATGACCGCCATCGAGAGAGATATTGTCCGACTGCTCCCTTACGAGTATCAGGTGACGCCGGGGGTTCTCGGCGGCAGTTCAGTAAGACTGGTCGCCGGGCGTGTGTCACGATGGGCCGGAAAATGGCAATCCATTCTCATCGATTCCCTCGACCGCGTGTACGACTTCGTTATCGCTGACGGTATCGCCAAGGGCAAGATTCCCGATGACCCGGACTTCAACCGCAAGTCATGGATCACTCCCCGCGACATCACCGTGGACGCTGGCCGCGAAGCCTCTCAAGACCGCGCCGACCTGCAGATGGGTCTGACCACCGCCGCTGCCATCCTAGGCAAGAAGGGCGTCACCTTTGACGACACGCTGGAAGCCCTAGCGGTCGAAGCTGAGAAGCGCGTCCAGAAAGCCAAGGACCGTGGCCTGCCGCTTTGGATGCTTTATCAATCGCAGTTCAACTGGCTACAGCAGGGACAGGCGTCCAGCCAGACTCCGACTGACGTTGCCGATAACCTCGACCTACCTCCTCCCCCCTCTACCCCATGAAGTGTATTATTGATGGCCTGTCCGGTGAACCGATGCTCTGCGACCCGATCAAGGCCGCGAACCATCTGAAGTACGCCGAGAAGTACGGCGTTATCGACGGCGTGCTCGATATGTTCTTTAACCCAATCGTTAAGCCTTACGTTACCCAGGGCGGTACGGCAGTAATCCCTGTGCAGGGCTTCCTTGCTATGGGCCTGACCAAGTTCGACAAGATGACCGGAGCCTCGGACATGGGCGATATCAGCGACGCTATCGACGAGATGCTCGCTAACCCTGCGGTCAAGCGCATCGCCTTTGAAATTGATTCCCCCGGTGGCACGGTGGTCGGTACGCCCGAACTGGCCGACAAGATTGCCAGCATCCCCCTGCCTACGATGTCCTATGCCCGCAAGCTCATGGCATCTGGCGCTTACTACACCGGCTCCCAGGCTGACTACGTTTATGCCAGCCCCTCGGCGGTCGTGGGTTCGATAGGTGTGATCGCCGTAGACGAGTCCTACGAAGAAGCCTTCAAGAACATGGGCATCAAGGTCGAGGTGTTCCGCTCTGGTAAATACAAGGCCCCGAACATTGCAGGCGAAGGCTACACCGAAGAGATGCGCGAGATGGAAAACGAAACCATCGAAGCCATGCATGAAGAGTTCAAGCAGACGGTCCTCCGTAAGCGCTCGATGGCGAGCCGCGACGACATGGAAGGCCAAGTGTTCACTGGCCGCGAAGCCGCCAACAAGAACCTGATCACCGGCCTTGCCTCATCCTTTGCCGAAGCCCTCGTGGCTTTCGAGCAAGACGCATAACCTTACCCACCCCGCAATAGTATATGACCATCGAAGAACGCTTCAAGGCCGCCGAGGCCGCTGTCGTCTCCCTTACCGCCGAACGCGACGACCTCCGCAAGACGGTCGAAGCCTCTGTCGTTGACGTGTCCGCTGAACTTGACGCCGCTAAGGTGAGCGCCGCTTCCCAGGACCAAAAGGTTCAGGAGCTGGAAGTTGCCCTCGCTGACGCTAACGCTAAGATTGCCGAACTCGAAGCCTCCAAGGCCACCGGCAGTGCCGAAGCCGCGGTCATTCTCGCCTCTTCTGGCGTGGCCCCTGTCGCCGCTCCTGTCGCCCAGGCTGTTGTCGGCTCCATCTGCGAGCAGTATGCCGCGATGCCTGTCGGTGCTGAACGCCGCGCCTTCTTCAAGAAGCACAAGGCTGTCCTCTTTTCCGCTAAATAATCTCTACCCCCAAATATAACACATCATGGCTAACACCATCAACAGCGCTCTGATCGTCGATACCGTCGCCGAACTCAGCCTCACGTCCCTCTCGAACCGCCTCGCCGGCCTCGCTAACTTCTCCTCCGACTTCTCGTCTGATGTGAAGCGCCCGATGGACGTCGTTCAGGTGGCTCTCTCCACCGCTGGCAGCACCACGCTGACCAACCCGACCTCGTTCAACAGCATCGGCGCGTCCACCCTCGGTGCGACTGCCGTTACGATGGCCCACCTCTACCAGCCGTTCGGTCTCTCCTACGCTGACATCCAGAACGGCATCCGTCTGGAGAAGATTCTGAAAATCAACATGGACAAGCTGGCCGACTCCATCTGGGCCGCCGCTACTGCTCCTATCACGGTTGCTAACTTCGGCGCTGCCACCGTCACCGGTGCTGACTCGACTGTTACCCCTGGCTCTGCTCAGCTCCGCGCTCTCTGGGCTGGCGTCTCCAAGGCTGGTCGCAAGACCCTGATCGTGAACCCGGGCATCTACTCCCAGCTTATCCCGACCTCCACGACTGGCCTGCCTCTCTCGGCTGGTGCTTACGGTTTCGACGGTGGCGTTTTCTACGCTAACCTCTTCCCCTCTGAGGCCAACCTCTCTGGTTTCGCCTGCAGTTCCGAAGCCATCGCCCTGGCGAGCGCGGCCCCTTCCTTCGAGAACGTCGGCAGCGACTTCCTCGTGAGCGAAGTCGTCCCGATCGAAGGTCTCGGCATCTCGGTCTACTACAACGTCTGGTCTGACCCCACCACTCGTAACCTCGTTGGTTCCATGGAACTGATGTTTGGTGCGAACAAGGGCATCACGACTGGTACGATCGCCTCCGTCTACAGCGCCTAATCGGGGCTGACGGCCTAAGACAGCCCCCAGCAATGGGGGCTTTTTTGTATCTCCAATTCCTGACCCTCCCAACACATGAGCATTTACGATACATTCCTCCCCGACTTTCAAGGTTTGCTAGCCGATATAGGCGTCCCGGCTACGGTCGGCGCTAACTTGTTCCTTGTCGGCCTGTCCCGCCCGATGAACACCCCTAAGTTCGACTCTGGGGGCTTCGTTGACCAGAAGATGTGGACGGTGCGTTTCGCCGCCGCTACGGCCCCTTGGACGGCTTCTGATGGCCGGGTAGGGGGTCAGGTCGCCACCTTGGCTGCAGGGGTTCCTATCGCCTCCCTGGGCGAAGGTAAGAAGTTCACCGTTAACGGCCAAGTCCTCCGCATCAAGGGCCAGTCCTACAAACAGACTTCAGCCGTTATCGAGCTAGAGTGCGTTGACGATAACCAGTAATGGCTAAGGCCGGCTTCATCGTTCCGAAGAGTAAGGCCGACTTTGATGCGGCCATTACCGAGTTTGCGAATACCGTTAATGTAGATCGCAAGATAATCGCCAACGAGCAGATGCGACTGATGCTCAGGGACGCCATGATTTTCACCCCCCCTATGCTCAAGGGTGGCGGCCAGGGCCTTAGCCCCAAAGCTGAGACTGCTGGCAGGGGGAAACTTGAGAAGGACGTTAAACGCATCTTTATCCCTATGGACCAAAGCGTAAGGTCAAAGGGCGTATTTCTTCGGCAAATTATTAACGCTGTAAAATCTAGCGGTTCCCCGCAAAGGCAGTCACGAACGAATCTGGAAGGACAAGTTGGTTTTAGGGAAAAATCTCAATCTGGAAACTCATTTATAAACTTCGCTTATTTGCAATTGACCGAGAAAAACATCAAGGGCTTGGGACCGGTAATGCGTAAGATTATGCAGGACACGGACGTAGGGAGAGCCTTTGCCAAAGCTCAGAACTACCTCAACAAAGCAACGGCTGACGGTTCATATCGCCCCATACTTGGCCCTACTAACGATTTCCGCGGCATCCATGACAGCTACAAAGCCAAGGTCGGTGGGCGCTGGCCCAAGAACGCCCCTGTGGGTGGGCCTCAATACATGGTCGGAACTGCCCTTCAGCTGCAGGCATACATCGCCGAGCGTCAGATTAAAGTTGGCCGCGTTAAGGCTGGATGGGCTTCTGCTATGCGTATGATTCCACCTTTAATGACTTCTAAGGGCAATGCCCGGAATGTGGGCGTTTATAATGCCCCATGGGTAGATCGCAACCGTTCGCCAGACGGCTTCTTTTCAATGACCGAGACAGGTAGCACGGTCTCCATGACTGCCACTAATCTTATTGGAAACATCAACAATGTTGCAACCGATGCGGGAATGGTAAACCTTGTCTACGGCAACCGAGTTAAACAGATTCAGGCAACCCTGCCAGCACGCATCCGCGACGCTACCGACCGCGCCAACCGCAAGAAATAACACTTTATGGGAACCAAGTCCTCACGTCAAATCCTCGAAGCGGCTATCGCTTCTCACCTCTCCGCTCAGACCGAACTGGCCGGAGTATCCATTTACACTGGCGACGGTGCGGATACCAACGTACTGCCCAAGGCCATCGTCCTCTGCGACTCGGCCCGAGCGCCGAACGACTTGCCCCAGGGGCTAGGTAACTACTCCTGCGGAACCCGCGTCACGGTCTTCTCCTCTGCCGACGATAACACCCTAGCCGAACACCGGGCACGCTGCGCTGCCGTTGCCGGTGCGATGCAGGACCTAACGGCCATACAGGCGGTCTTCGTCGCTGGGGGCGATGCCCTCTGCTATGACGTCACCCCCCAGTCCGAGGACGAAGGGGTTAACGAACGCTCCTGGGCGTCCGTCTTCAGCTACGACATCCTGATCGTGGTAAACCCCCAGCCCTAACCTTACCCCCAAAACAATAGGTATACCATGTGTGCCGCAATCGTCCAAGGGATTAGTGCCATCTATGGCGTGGGAAACACCACCGTTTCTAACGCCGTGGTGCAAAGTTATACCAATGACGGTGAGTTTAACTCTGAGGCCACCGTTGTTGATGAAGACGGCCTTACGGTTGCTTGGCGCGGTGACGATCGCAAGACGCAGATTACCGTCGAGCTGATTGCAAAAAGTACGTCCATGCCAGTCCTCGGCGCTGCTTTCACTGTGGGAATTAATACCGACAGTTCTTACACCAGTGGTTCCGCTGCTCAGGCTTTTTCTGGCTGGGTGACGAAGATCTCGGATAAGGGTTCAAATAAGGGTTATTCTTCTATCACGGTCACTGCCGTCGGCTACGAGGCCGTCGTCTAACCGATGGAACCGCGCTGCCTAAGCGCGTTCACGGACCCCCGGCGCCTCAAGTTGCTGGGCAGGTTCGTTGACCCATTCTCCTTGCTTCGTCGCTTACAGCTGGAAGCGGTCGAGTCTCCGTTCGTTTCGCCCGGTAAGGACGTCCGTCCGCTGGACCTTCTGATCGCCGTCAAAATCTGCGCCGGTGAGCCTATCGGCAAACTCAGCCTAATGGACTACTTCTACCTAAGCCGTCTAAGCCACAGCGAAACCTACTTCGTTAAGCAGATGTGCCGCTTCACCGAGTTCGTCCTGATTGAGTCCTGGCCTAAGTTCTGGGAGAAGAAGGCCAAGCACACTAACACGACCGGGATGCCCTGGGTATTAACCGTGGTCTGTAACCTAATGAAACATGGGGTATCCGAAGAGCGCGCGTGGACCATGCCGGAGTCGCAGGCCATCTGGCTCCACTCATGCTTTGCAATCAGCGAAGGCGCTGACATGAAGGTACTAACCAAGGAAGACGAAGACCTGATCGCCAAACTCGAAACCGAACCCGCATGAGCAACGTCATCCAATTTAGCATCACCGGCGACACTAATGCCGAGCAGGTTGCCGGACGTGCTAAGGCCGCTGTCGGTGGCTTGGACAAGCAGATGGACGGCATCGGCAAGAAGTTCGGCTCAGGCTTTAAAGACATCTTCCTGTCCTTCCTCGGCCCTATGGCTCTGCTCAGTGCTGCCATGGCGTTTATCGGTAAGATGATTGCCGATAACCAGAAGAAGCACGAGGACGCCAATAAGGCGGCCATCGAAGGGACTAACGCCCTGATGTCTGCCGAGGACAAGTATTACGCTAACAAGCGTAACAAGGAGAAGGAAGCCAAGGAGCAGACCGAGGAAGCAAAGGTGACCCGTGAGGACGTCACTCGGAGTTTCTTAGAGAACGATCCAAGGGGTAAAGAAATTATGAGTCGCCAGAAGCCCAGAGTAAATATGCTTGGAGTTGAAACGACTAGTGCCGGATTCACGGCATCTAGGTCCAAGGCGGTACAAGACGAAGTCCAAGCCCTCATCGCCGGAGACATGGCCGCCGCTGGCGCTGGCCCTGTCGGCAACGCCTTCAAAGCCCCTGAAGGCTTTGGCAACGTCATCGGCGTAGGCTCTAACCCGGTACTTGAGGCCATGACCTCCCAGCTCGAAGAGGCCAAGCGCACTAACGACCTGCTTGCCACTATCGCCAACGCAGGCGGTGGCCGCACGACCTCCTGGCTAAACGCTGCCGACGCTCCGGCTCCTTCCCGCGCATCAATGCTCAAGAGCAAATAACTTTATGGCACGTCAAGACTACGGCAACGACCTAACGACCCCGGTACAACAGCCAGGGGGCAAACTCAGTAACGACGGC